TATCGACGGCAATGGTGGCAGCATCTATATCGGCGGCGGGAACGCCAACACTAGCAACATCATATTTCAATGCGGAGTGTCAGAAAGAGCTAGAATTACAAGCAACTCTCGACTTGGAGTAGGAACCGCTAGCCCTACCTCTGGTATTCACACCGTCACAGAGGGCAGCAATTACACTGATGGTGCGTATCTTTTGGTTGAAAGCACCAATTCCAGCATGGGCGGGAATGCCACTTTTGTCGGATTTAAGCACGCTGCCGCTATCGACGGATCATGGACGCCTTTCAAAATCCAAGCCGCTAGTACAGAAATTTTAAAACTCAGCAGTTCAGGTGGTCTTTATGTTGGAAATGCTACATCAACATACAACAATCACGATCCGTTCTATGGCTTCACTCACGATACTAACACCGGAATGGATTGGGCTGCGGCTGATACCCTTACTTTTAAAACTGGTGGAAGTGAAAGGTTACGGTTAACTTCTACTGGTCTTTCTATCGGCCATGCTTCAGCGGCTGAAGAACAACTGGATGTTGCAGGTGATACAGTTATTAGAAGTACCGGCGCTGATGCGAATGGACGTTACTGGCAATACGTCCGAGCCGTGGGCAGCGATCCGACAAACGTCGATATTGTTGAAGCGACCTTCCCAGACTATTGCAGTGCTGTAATTAAGGTCAGAGTTACTGGTCGTGGTGGCGCAGCGTTGAATACGCAATTTTACAGCGAACAGACCTACGCTGTTTCTACGGATGCTAACACTGTGAATGCTCAAGCTGGCACTCAAATAGACATTGATCAAGCCTTCACATTAACATTAGGTCTATCTGGTCAACAAGTTACCGTTGATGTCACCGGAAGTTCTGTTCATGGCGTCACCGCCTATGTCGAAATTCTTTCTAATGCTGCGGTGGCAAATAACATTTAAGTTTAACCAAAAAGAAGAGTTATAAATTAGTACTTTACAAATGAAAAGAAAGGAATTAAACTATGGCTGCTACAATTGAGTGGAGAGTAGAGGTATTGGATTGTTATCCAACTAAAGATAGTAAAACAGATGTCGTTATGACGGTTCATTGGCGTTGTAATGGATCAGAAGAAAAGGATAGTGAAACTTACTCGGCAACTAACTATGGTACAGTTGCTGTAACATATGAAGATGGTGATCCTTTCACTCCCTTTGAAGATTTAACCCAAGATCAGGTTCTTGGTTGGATTTGGGCTGATGATCTTGGAGTAGATGATGACGGCAATAAAATTGAAGACCCCGGTAAGATAGATAAGGATGTGGTTGAAGCTAGTATTCAAGCACAGATAGATAATGAAATTAACCCACCTATTATTCAACCCGAACTTCCTTGGGATTGATAGAAACTAAAAGGAGAGATAAGTAATGACTCAAGAAGAAGATAATAATAATATCATTAATATTAATGGAACTGATTATTCTCAGGATGATCTTAGCCAAGAGCAACAATATATGATTGCTCAAGTAAGAGACTTGCAGATGAAAGCAGCCCAGACCAAGTTTCAGCTTGATCAAATCCAAGTATCTTTAGATCACTTCACAAACAAGGTACTTGAAAGTATTGAAGGCAAGGAAGAAAAAGAAGCTACTCCTGAGATTATTCAAAAACAATTGGTGAACTAAGACTTAACTATGGCTTTTGGAAGCACCATATTATTAGCTAGTAGTAGTGGTACTGGTGGACTTAATATTATAATCTCTGCTGATGTTGAAGATTATAATGTATTAACTGCTGCAACTGCTGCTGGCTATGATAATTCAACAGGCAATGATACTGTTATTACATTAACAATTAATTCTGGTGTTAATGTAACTGCAACTGGACAAGGATTAACTGCATTAACAACTGGTGCTTTGAATGCAAATACTACACTTACTATTATTAATAATGGTAATATTCAAGGTTCTAATGGTGCTAGTGGTGGAAACGGAGCAAACGGTAGTTCTGGTGGTAAAGGGATTTTCTTTAATACTCTTACTGGAGGATCAGCTACACATAGTATAGATAATACAAATGGCACTATCTCTGGAGGTGGTGGTGGTGGCGGCGGTCCCGGTGGAAGAACAGGAAGAGAAGATGATGACGGTAGTCCTGTTTGTGGAGGTACTAGATATTATGGATCAACAGGATCAGTAGGAGGTTTAGGAGCGGCAGGAAGTGGCGGTGGTCTGCCGGGAACTCCTCCATCTCATGCATCTTGTACTATAAGTCCTAGTCCCGGTAGTGGGGGTGCTGGCGGTAACTCTATAGATAAAAATGGAAGAACTGTTTCGACAAGTCCTGCTGGTACTTATAACGGATCAATTGTAGCATGAGGGTATTAGTACCATATAGCGGATTAGGAACCAACAGTACTTATGGACTTTATCGTTTATTAACAGAAACAGACCATGAAATAATAGCGTTACATTTAAATATGTATTATTCATCAGATGAATATTCAGCTTGGGAAAGAGAACATTTTCATAAAGGAGTTAAATGGTTTAAAGATAACACTAGAGATTTTAAAACTGTTGAGGGGGTTTGTTCTAGATTTTACTCAGAAGATTTAATTCCTCTAAGAGAGGGTTCTCCTTATATGTTTGACAACAGTCATCAAAGTAATAGAGCTAAAACTTATATGGAAGCTACTAAAGAATTTAATGTTGATCTAATTAGTAGTGGAAGATCGGCTGAAGATATAAACGGATTTAGAGGCTTGGGTGAAAAAAGAATGGAAATAAGAGTTACTACTTTTGAAGAACTTGGTCTTGATTTTATCATACCTAGCTGGTCTATAACTGAAAGATTAACATTAGAAAATAGAAACAGGGTTATAGATGAAATGTCTGCTAAATGGAGTCAACGGGAAAAGTTACCACAAGAGCTTAGAAATATTATTACTAATTGTAGATGTAAAGGAAATCAATTGAATTGTTATTGGTGCGATGATTTACTTATAAATGAAGTAAGATCAGAAACGGGACAAGAACTTGATGATATTGTTTTAGAAAAATTATGTGCAGGAAAGTTTAGACATTTAGTTGATTTAGAAACTTGGAGAGGATCATTGGATCGCCACGATCATTATAAAAAAGTTTTAGGATTTGATTTTTCTGGTGATTGGCCTACGTTTGAAAAATTAGAAGAAGAAATGTGTGACAGAGCTAGAGATATGTATGCGAAGGCAGGGAATATATGATAAAAAAATTAATTTTCTTGGCTACTTTTGTAGCTTCGATTCTTTTCTTTTCTGTGGAAGCTAATGCAGATAGAGAAGGAAAGTCTATAGTTTGGCAAGTAGGTGATACTATCCGAAGTATTATAGTTTGTAAGACTGAAGAGGATATATTAGAAATAGGATTAGCTGATACTCGTTCAATGTTAGAAATGAACCAGCTAGTACAATTAAAAGTTTTAAAACAAAGTTGTCTAGCTTTCAATCCTCCTTTACAATTGGAGATAGCTGTTATTGTAGGAGACTATAAAGATTATAATGGTAGACATACAACAATGGTTGGTGTTTCTCCGATAGGGGATAGTAAAGACATAGTAGGTTATTTAATAGTATTAGGTAGACCTTTAACAATTTAGTAAGGAATAAAAAATGGCGAGTACTTATACTTCTAGAATTAGACTAGAGAAGCAGGGAGATGGAGAGAATCCTAATACTTGGGGATTACGGCTCAATCAAAATGTTATTGATTTGCTGGATGAAGCTGTAGCTGCATACGTTACTGTTTCTGTATCTTCTGCTAATGTAACTCTGTCTGCTAATGATGGGACTACTGATCAGTCTAGATCACCCTTTATTGAACTACAAGGAGAAGTAACTTCTAATCTTAATGTTGTTATACCTAATGTCAACAAGGGTTATGTCATCAATGACAGCACAACTAGAAATCCAACAGCAAGAACAGTCACATTAAAGACTGCTACAGGTTCTGGTAACTTAGTTAAGGTAGGAAGAATTTCTCAGTTTATCTGTGATGGTGTTTCTGTTCATCCAGTAGAAGGATATACAAGTGTAAGTGACATATATGCAGGAACAACCAACACCTTTACTGGCACAAATACTTTTACTGGTCTAGCCAGCTTCACTAGTGCTACGACATTTAATACTAGTATTTCAGTAACAGATTTAAGAGTCACTGCTGGACGTATAGAAAATGTAAGTGTTTCTTCTGCAGCTATAGTTAATGCATCTGTTACAAGAGGTATCATGCCTCCTTCAACTTTAACGGATGCAACTAATATTGCTGTAGATTTAAATGATGGTAATAATTTTGTTGTTACATTAGGAGCTAATAGGACTTTAAGTAATCCTAGTAATCCTACTATAGGTCAAACAGGACAGATATATGTAATACAAGACGGTACAGGATCACGAACATTAGCCTACGCAAGTAACTGGAAATTCAGTGGTGGTACTGCACCCACATTAACTACAGATGCTAATGCTATAGATTTGCTTGTATATAATGTTAGAGCAG